ATGCCGCCGGCCACGATCAATAAAGCGCTCGACGAATGGTTGATGGACCTGCGCGCGACCAACACGATTACGGTCGGATCGATCGGCTTCTATGATCACAGTTCGCAGATTGCGCGTCGAGCTTGGGGCCGGCTCGACCCAAAGGGGCTACGGCCGATCCATGTCGAGACGCTGTTAAACTCGATGGCAGATAAGCCGGGTGCGGCGAACAACCTGCTCTCGACGCTACGCTCTTTCTCCAAATGGATGAAGCGTCGGGATTATGTCACCGTTGATTTGACGGACGGACTCGCGGCCCGGAAGCGCGATACCGGCCACAAGCCCTGGACACCAGATCAGATTGAGGCGGCCAAGACGAAGCTCACCGGTGCAGTGCGCAGGGGATTTATTCTCTACCTTTATACCGGCATGCGCGGCAGCGATGCCGTTCGCGTCGGCGCCGAACATATCGACGATGATGGGTTCTCGCTCCAGACCCAGAAGAAGAAGCGGTGGGTCTACTGCCCGATCTTGCCCGAGTTGGCGGCGGAGATGAAGGCGTGGGACGTAACGGATGGGCCATTCCTGAAACAGGAAGAAGGGCGTGCGGCTGGCAAGCCATACACGCGGAAACTGTTCTCTCGGCACTTCGCAGAGCAACGCGAAGCAATACCTGAACTTGCCGGCGCCACGCTTCACGGACTGCGAGCGACGGCTGTTATACGCCTTCGTGTAGGCGGCCTAGAGGTCGGCCAAATCAGCGATATCGTGGGAATGTCCATGGCAACGATCGTTCGATATTGCCGTTTTCTGGATAAGAAAAGCGCCGCCAAAAAGGGCGTCCAGATTTTGCTGGCGAACGAGAAGAAACTGAAAACTGTAAAACGCGCGAAAACTGTAAAACGCGCTGACAATGAAATCAGATAGATAGGTGCGCTAAGATGAAATGTGCGATTTCGGTCCGGACGGCCTGTCTTCAGGCCGTTCGCCCGACCGGCTCGATGCGCTGGTCTGGGCGCTGACGGCGCTGATGCTGGAAGGTCATGGAGAGCCGCGCGTGCGCGGTGTTTGAGCGTGGCTCGTCGCTTAATTGATGATGATCAGCGCGGGGTAACCGGCTTCGGCTGGGCGCTTTCGCGCATCTGCTTCCATTCGGATTCGATCCGCTCGACGACATGCTGCGGGATCGGCTTGGAAGGGGCGGCCGGTGTGGGCTGCTGCATCATCATGATCTCCTGTTGTTTAGAAAGCGGACCTGAACGTCGTGTGGAGCCGTTGGTTCCACATCATTAGAAAAAAGTAAACTGCCGCCTAAGCGCTTAAAACGATTTAGTTTTTCTAAACCGATTGAAACCCTGCAACGCGGTATGGGAGTAGGCTCCAGATGGCTCACAACCGGCATGCCTTCTTTGATTTGGTGCGGACAAAGCTCTTCAAAGGCCGGTTGGTCACCGGTCAGGTGGAGGGGATGACGGCGATTCTCGACGCCTGGCGGGAGAGCGACGGCCAAGGGGAGGCGCAGCCGCTCTCCTATGTGCTGGCCACCGCCTTTCACGAGACGGCCGCCACGATGCAACCCGTCCGCGAGACCCTGGCTTCCAGCGACAGGTCGGCGATCGCACGGCTGGACGAGGCTTTTGCCGCGGGCCGGCTCGGGTCGGTGAAAACGCCCTACTGGCGGCCGGACGCGGACGGAAAAAGCTGGCTCGGCCGCGGACTTGTGCAACTTACCCACAGGCGGAACTATGAGGCGATGTCCGCTGTGACCGGGATAGACCTGGTGGCCGATCCTGGCCGGGCGATGGAAATGCCGGTCTCGGTGGCAATACTGATCGAGGGCATGCGGCGCGGCAGTTTCACCGGCCGCAAGCTCGGCGATTATTTTGGGCAAGGGCGAGCCGACTGGGTGGGCGCCAGGAAAATCATCAACGGCAACGACCGGGCGGACCTGGTGGCGCGGCATGCGCGGGTGTTCGCCGAAGCGCTGCAATAGGCCGCATTGTCGCCGATGGCAGCCCGTGATAGCGAGGCCTCCGCTTTGCTGGAGGTTCCATGATACGCCATATCGTATTTTTCACGGCGCAAACGGGCGAGATCGAACGGGTACGGGCAGGTCTTTCCCTGCTGACCGGCAACCCGCATGCGCTGACCCTGGAGATCGGCACCAACGTGAAGAGCGACCAGCTCGGCAACGAGGTCGACCTGGTCGTTTACGGCGAATTCGAAGATGCAGCGGCGCTTGCCGCCTACAAGGCGCATCCAGCCTATCAGGCCTCGATCGATATCGTCCGACCGATCCGTGAAATGCGCATTGCGGCCGATTTCGACAGCGAAAATGCGGTGAAATCGCCCCTGCCGCTTCCCTGAAGCGGGCCTTGAAGCCCGCGAGCGAAAAGGACAGTCACGATGAAATCTCCATTCCGGCGCCCGTGGTTTTCCACGGGTGGGCGACAGGCCGTGCCTGAAATCCAGGGAGCCGACACCCAAAGGGCGGAGACCAAGATGGCCTCCGGTTTTGCGATCGTATCCGGCGAGGGGGCGGCGCAGTGGTCGGGGCGGTCCTATGCGGCGCTGGCGCGGGCAGGGTTCATGAAGAACCCGGTCGCCTATCGGGCGGTGCGGATGATCGCGGAAGCCGCCGCAGCCGTGCCCTGGCTTGCCTATGATGGGGCGACGGAGGTTGTCGAACATCCGGCGCTGGCGCTGCTGGCGCGGCCGAACGGCCGGCAGGGCGGGCCTGACTTTTTCGAGGCGCTTTACGGGCACCTGGCGCTTTCCGGCAATGCCTATGTCGAGCCGCTGTCGATCGGCGGGAGCTTACGCGAACTGCATCTGCTCCGGCCCGACCGGGTGAGCGTGGTCGAGGGCCGTGACGGCTGGGTGGCGGGTTACGACTATCGCGCCGGCGGCACCACGCGGCGGCTACCGGCCGAGAGCGACGGCGTCGCGCTGCTGCATCTGAAACTGTTTCATCCGCTCGACGACCATTGCGGTTTTCCGCCGCTCGGGGCGGCCGGTGCGGCACTCGACCTGCACAATGCGGCGGCGAGCTGGAACAAGGCGCTGCTCGACAATTCCGCACGACCCTCCGGCGCGCTGGTCTACCTGCCGAAGGACGGCGGCAACTTGTCCGCCGACCAGTATGAGCGGCTGAAGGACGAGCTGGAGGCGGGTTATTCAGGCGCCGTCAATGCCGGGCGGCCGCTGCTGCTCGAAGGTGGGCTCGACTGGAAGGCGATGGGCCTGTCGCCGAAGGACATGGATTTCATCGAGGCGAAGAACGGCGCCGCCCGCGACATCGCACTCGCCTTCGGCGTGCCGCCGATGCTGATCGGCATTCCCGGCGACAACACCTATGCCAACTACCAGGAGGCCAACCGTACCTTCTACCGGCTCACGGTGCTGCCATTGATTGCGCGAACCGCCGCGAGCTTTTCTGCCTGGCTGTCTGAAGCTTATGGGGACAGGCTGCGGCTGGAACCGGACCTCGACCGGATCGCCGGCCTTTCCGCCGAGCGCGAGGCGCTGTGGGCGAGGGTCGGCGCGGCGGCGTTCCTGAGCGACGAAGAGAAGCGCGAGGCGGTGGGGTATTAATCCGTAAGCAACGGGTGTAGATTGTAATACGTCGTATTACAAATGGAGGCTCTGATGGCCAAGCCCGTTCTTTCAGACCCGATCACGCTGCGCCTGCCGCTCGACATCCTTGAGGACATCGAGAAGATCGCTGAGACAGCGGACAGAAGCCGGTCCTGGGTGATCGTCCGGGCGCTGAAATATTACCTGATGGCGGGGGGGAGTGAAATCCTGAGCATCCGGCGTGGCAGGGAGGATATCGAGGCGGGGCGCTTCGTGGAGGCGGAGGAGTTTTTCACTGAGCTTGACCGTCTCAACCGCGAGGACGCCGCCTGATGAAGGTGTTCCTGTCGGAAGAAGCGATACGCTACGTCCAACGGGAAAGGGCATATCTTGCCCAATTCAGCCGACGGGCATCCATTGCCTTTTCGGAACAGGTCAAGAGGGCGGCACGGTTGATTGCGGATCATCCTGGTGTCGGGACCGCTGTGGCGCCGGTCGAGGGAATTCGCCGTTTCGTATCGGCGCCCTATCATCTGGACTATGTCATCGAGGCGGATCGGATACTGGTTGTTTCCATCATGCATGCGCGGCAGGGGCCAGCGGATCTCGAAAAGGATGAAGACGACGATTTCGAATGAAATCGTTGAGGGGGCACGCTTTCTGCAGGTCTGCTGAATCGGTTCGAACTCACTCAACTTGCGAAGTGCCAGACTCAACTTCCCAGCAGGTAGCCCCAAGCGATTCTGAACATTCATGGAAACTGGATCCGCCGACCCTGGTCGAGCGCGGAACGGCCGGTTGCATGGCAGTAGCGCCGTTCTGTCCATATGCGTGCATCATAAACAAGAGAGATTAAAAATGGCTGATCTCGGAAACGATCCGGGCGCCCTGGCCGGCATCTGGGCCGCCAAGGCGGTGGGCGCCACGGCGGGAGCCGGCGTGTCGCTGATCTATCTGCTGCCGAAGAGCCGCCGCGAGGCGGCGAGCCGGTTTCTGACGGGTCTGAGCTGCGGGATGATCTTCGGCGGGCCGACCGGACTTTGGCTGGTGGAAAGGCTGGGGATCGGCGGAGAGCTTTCCGGCGCGGAAGTGATGCTGACGGGGTCGGCGGCTGCCAGTCTTTGTGCCTGGTGGGTGCTGGGCGCGCTGGCGAGGATTGCCGTCAGATATGGGGGACGGGGCGGATCGTCCTAGCGTAGCGATATCCCTCATCCGCCTGCCGGCACCTTCTCCCCACAAGGGGCGAAGGGATATGCCGCGCCGTCGAACCTTCTCCGTTCTGGTGGAGATGGGCCGAAATCCAAAAAAATCAGGAGAATACCGATGCACGCTTATCGCGGGCCGCGCCCGAACGCGCGCAAATTTGCCAATCTGGAACTCGCTGGGCTCACCGGCGACGGGGTGTTTTCCGGTTATGCCAGCGTCTTCGGCGAGGTCGATCTCGGCAAGGATACGATCGAGCGCGGCGCCTTTCGCAATTGCCTCGTCGAGCGCGGGGCGATGGGGGTGCGGATGCTCTATCAGCACGATCCTTCCGAGCCGATCGGCGCCTGGCGGACGATCCGCGAGGATGCCCGCGGGCTTTATGTCGAGGGCATGCTGTCGCCGGGGGTCGCCCGCTCCCGCGAGGTGCTGGCGCTGATGAAATCGGGCGCGCTCGACGGGCTGTCGATCGGGTTCCGCACCGTCAAGGCGAGGACGGACGCCAAGACGGGCGTGCGAAAAATCCTCGAGGCCGACCTTTGGGAAATCTCGGTGGTGACCTTTCCGATGCTGCCATCGGCCCGGGTCTCCAACGTCAAGCATGCGCGGTTCTTCCGCGACAGGGAAACCGAGCTCGTCCGCCAGATGCGGCGGGCGGCGAAGATGATGATGAAATCAACCTTCAAAGGAAAAGCGATATGACGGATCAGGCGAGAACGATGGCAAGCGTGGCGCCCGAAGTAAAAGCCGTGCCGGAAACGGTGACGGCGGCCTTCGACGAATTCATGGAGGCGTTCGAGGCCTTCAAAGAGGTCAACGACCGACGCCTCGGCGAGATCGAGCAGAAGCTGACCGCCGACGTCGTGACCCGCGACAAGATGGACCGCATCAACCGTGCCGTCGACGACCAGAAGAAGGTTCTCGACCAGCTGGTGCTGAAGAAGGCCAGGCCGCAACTTGGCCGCGGCGGTTCGGAGCTTTCGGCCGAGGCCGTGGAGCACAAGGCGGCCTTTGACGCTTATGTGCGTCGTGGCGAGGAGAGCGGCCTGCGCGAGCTGGAGGCCAAGGCGTTTTCGGGCGGGACCGGTGCCGATGGCGGTTATCTCGTGCCGCCGGAAACCGATACGGAAATCGGCCGGCGGATTTCGGCGGTCTCGCCGATGCGGGCGCTCTCGACCGTGCGTACCGTATCTTCCGCCGTGCTGAAGAAGCCGTTTGCGGCGGCCGGGCTTTCCACCGGCTGGGTGGCGGAGACCACGGCGCGGCCGCAGACCAATACGCCGCAGCTCACCGAACTCTCCTTCCCGACCATGGAGCTCTACGCCATGCCGGCTGCGACGCAGTCGCTGCTGGACGACTCGGCGGTCGATATCGAGGCCTGGATCGCCGGCGAGGTGGACATCGTGTTTGCCGAGCAGGAGGGCGACGCCTTCATCCGCGGCGACGGCACCAACAAGCCGAAAGGATTTCTGTCCTATCCGACGGTGGCGGAAGGCTCCTGGAGCTGGGGCAATATCGGCCACATCGCCACCGGCGTTGCGGGCGGCTGGAAATCCACGGGTCCCTCGGACACGCTGATCGAGGTCATCTACGCGCTGAAGGCCGGCCATCGCCAGAACGGCACGTTCATGATGAACCGCAAGGCGCAGGGCGACATACGCAAGTTCAAGGACGGTGACGGCAACTATCTCTGGCACCCGCCGGTATCGGCCGGCCAGCCGGCCTCGCTGATGGGCTTTCCGATCGCCGAGGCCGAAGAGATGCCCGACGTGGCGGAGAATTCGCTGTCGATCGCGTTCGGTGATTTCCGTTCCGGTTATCTCGTCGTCGACCGGGCGGGCGTGCGCATCCTGCGCGATCCCTATTCGGCGAAACCCTATGTGCTCTTCTACACCACAAAGCGCGTCGGCGGCGGGGTGCAGAATTTCGAGGCGATCAAGGTGGTGAAGTTCGCGGCGGCATAATTCGGCCTCCGTCATCCTCGGGCTCGACCCGAGGATCCAGCCTTTCTAGCGTGGCGCCTCTCCGCATTGATACCCATCGGGCTCGGCCTGGATCCTCGGGTCGAGCCCGAGGATGACGGAGTATGCGGAGCCGGCGTCGGCCAAGCTCTCGAAGGATCCCCATGACCTACGCCCAAACCACTCCGCCTTCCGCGGAGCCGCTGACGCTTGCCGAGGTGAAGGCGCATCTGCGTCTCGATGGAAGCGACGAGGATGCGCTGCTGGCCTCGCTGATCAGCACCGCCCGCGAACACCTGGAGCGGGAGACGGGGCTTTGCCTGATCTCTCAAGCCTGGCGGCTCTATCTCGACCGCTGGCCGGCGGACGGGGTGATCCGGATTTCGAGATCGCCGGTGCAAGAGATTCAGAACGTTACGGTTTACGATGCCGACGGGACGGCACTTGAAGTTCCACTGGAAGATCATCTGCTCGACGGCAAGGGCCGGCCGGCGCGGCTGTGGCTGAGGCACCCGCCGGCGCCGGGCAGGTCGGTCAACGGCATCGAGATCGACTTTTCGGCCGGTTTCGGCGAGGCGGGCACCGATGTGCCGGACACGCTGAAACGGGCGATGTCGATCCATATCGGCCACATGTTCGCCTTCCGCGGCGTCGTTTCGCCGGAGAACCAGCCGGCCGGCATTCCCGACGGCCATGAGCGGCTGATCGCGCCCTTCCGGATGCGGGGGCTCTGATGGTCCTGTTCTTCGATCCGGGGCTGATGACCGCAAGGCTCGACCTCGAGGCGCCGCAGGCGGTGCCGGACGGGCAGGGCGGCGCGACGGTGGCCTGGGAGGTGACGGCGACGCTCTGGGCTCGGATCGAGCCGGTTTCGTTCGTGGTAGCCGAACAGGCGGCCGCAGAGGCCGGCACCGTCAGCCACCGCATCTGGGTACGGTTCCGCGACGGCATTTCAGCCGGCCAGCGGTTTCGCAAGGGCGCGCGGATCTTCCTGGTGAAGCTGGTGCACGATCCGGACGAGACGCGGCGTTATCTCGTCTGCCAATGCGAGGAGGAAACCCGATGACGGCGGCGAATGCACTTCTGCAGGCGATCCATCAGGCGCTTGCCAGCGATGCGGCGCTGACCGCGATCGTCGGTGCCGACGGCATCCGCGACCGGCTTCTGCCGCGGGCAAAGCTGCCCTGCGTGGTGTTCGGTGAGATGGAGACACGGGATTTTTCGACCGCCAGCGAGGCCGGCGAGGAACATCTTCTGGTTCTGGAAATCTGGTCGGACGGCGAGGGACGGCGGCAGGCACAGGAGATCGCCGGCCTGGTGCACGCCCTGCTCCACGATGCGGCGCTGGCGCTGGCGGGGGTGGTGCTGGTGAACCTGCTGCAGGTGAACATAAGGACGCGGCGGGAACCGAAGACGAAGTTCTACCTGGCGGAGATGCGGTTTCGCGCGGTGACGGAATAGGCTTGCGTAAATTACACATTTTGCGTATTTTAAGTGGAGCTAAGGAGCAGCTTCATGACTGAACCCCTCCGCGTTGCGGCGACGGAATTCGCCCGCAATTTTGCAAGATATCAGGACGAGGCGATCAGCGCCAAGGTGATCAGTGTCACCAGTCACGGGCGCGTGGTGGGCGCTTATCTCTCCGCCAGCGAGCTTGCCCATTACGAGACGCTGAAGCGCAAGGAACGGGAGATCCTGACTGTCGGTGAACTGGACGAGGAGACGCTCACTGCTATCCGTGACGCCGAATATGGCTCGATTGCCAGGTGAGCTTTCCGGAGCCCAAGCCGGGTCTCGTCATTCGTTACGCGTTCCTCTGGAGCAGCGAGGAAGATCGCGGTTCAGTGGAGGCGGGCAAGGATCGTCCCTGCGCGATCGTTGTCGCCGCCTATAACCAGGCAGGTGCCATCCAGACGATCGTGGCGCCGGTGACGCATTCGCCGCCTCATGGCGACAATCCGAAGTCCTCGCTGGAAATACCTGCTGCGGCTGGATGAACTCAACCGGTTCCTGTGGCCCGGCTACGACCTGAGACCGCGTCCGGACGATCCAAGCCGTTGGGACTACGGCATGCTGCCGAAGGAATTCTTCGAGCGGATGCGCGACCGCATCATCGAATTGGATCGCGAGCGAAAGAACAGGATCATGAAACGGGACTAGGTTCCGCCGTCCGCCCATTCGCCCGCCGCACCAGCCCCACCAGCATCAGCACCAATACCAGCGAGATTGCCGAGAGCACGGCGCCGGTCATCAGCGCCGCGGTGACGCCGGCGCGGTCGAGGATGGCGGTGAAGATGACCGGGGCGGCGGCAGTGGCAAGGTTCTGCGGCAGCGACAGGCGGGCCGATTGCAGGCCGAATTCGCGCGGCGAGAAGAGCGACAGCGGCAGGAGTGCACGGGCGACTGCCAGCACGCCGGTGCCGAAGCTGTAGAGCAGCATGAAGACCACCAGCACCGGGGCAGAGGGCGTGACGGTCGCGGTGAGCAGGAAGCTGAAGAGGATCAGGCCGGTGCCGACGAGCGAAGTGAGCAGCGCATTGCCGCGCCTGCCGAGGGCCATGTCGACGAAGCGGGCGGAAACGCCGATCGCGCCACGCGCCGAGCCGAGCTGCAGCGCAAGCGCCGGCGAGGCGCCGGCCTGTTGCAGCAGGGCCAGCAGCGAGGGCGACAGGCCGAAACTGATGAACGAGCTGATCGCGGTTGCCGCCGCCACCAGGAAAAAGGCGCGACGGCGTTCCGGCGGCGTGAAATCGACAGGGACCGTATCCGTGGCTTGGGTTTGCTCGTTGCGGTCGATCGGTTCGGGAAGGCCGAACAGATAGAGTGGCAGGCAGATGAAGAGCTGCAGCATGGCTGAAAATACGAACGTCATCCGCCAGCCGACGAGATCGTTCATCAGCGCCAGGAGTGGCCAGAAAATGGTCGCCGAAAGCCCGGTGAACAGCATCAGGATGGCGATGATGCGCTTGCCGTCCAGCCCCTCGCGCTCGACGACCGCCGTATAGGCCGGCGCCGACAGACCGAGCGCCCCGGCGAAGCCGATGACGACCCAGGCAAGGCCGTAGACGAGGATCTCGTGGGCGCTCGCGAGCAGCAGCAGGCCGACCGCGAAGATGACGGATGCGCCGGCCATGACTTTTGCAGCGCCATGGCGGCCGAGCAGCCGCCCGGTCGCGGGACCGGCAAGCGCACTGACCAGCATCATAATCGACAGGCCGAAGAACACGACCTCGTTCGGGAGGTCAAGTTCCGGCGCGACGATGCGGCCCATGACCCCGAGCATATCGAAGGTCGTGCCCCAGGAAATGATCTGGGTGACGGCGAGCACGGCGATCGTCTGCGCCGAGCGCAGCGGGAGAATTTTGGGCATGGCGGCGGGAGGCATTCGCGAAAGGGATGGTTGAGCGCCCGATGCTCTAGCACCGCTTTTTACGGTGCGGAAGCGACAAAAGGATAACAGCGGAAAGGACTTCCACATGGTGGCGCAGAAGGGCAAGGACCTGCTCTTGAAGATCGACAATGACGGCGCGTTCCTGACGGTGGCGGGGTTGCGCTCGAAGCGGCTCGCCTTCAATGCCGAGACCGTCGACATCACCGATGCCGAAAGCGCCGGGCGCTGGCGTGAGCTTCTGGGTGGCGCCGGCGTGCAGCGCGCTTCGCTGACCGGCGCCGGCATTTTCAAGGACCAGGAAAGCGATGCGCTGGTGCGGGCTGCATTCTTTGCCGGCAGTATTCTGGCCTGGCAGATCCTGATCCCGGCCTTCGGCACGTTGACCGGACCGTTCCAGGTGACGGCGCTCGAATATTCCGGCGAGCACAACGGCGAGATCCGCTTTGAACTGGCCCTGGAATCGGCCGGCAGCCTGACCTTCGGAGTGCTGTGATGGCGGGCGGACACGCAAACCGCAGGCGCGGCGAAGTGGAGGCGGTGATCGACGGCGACCGCCGCATTCTCTGCCTGACGCTCGGCGCATTGGCGGAACTGGAAACTGCGTTTTCCGTCAGCGACCTCAACGGGCTGGCGGACCGGTTTTCTTCCGGGCGGCTGAAGGCGGCGGACATGATCCGGCTGATCGGTGCCGGCCTGAGGGGCGGCGGCAATCTCTTCTCCGACGACGAGGTGGCGGGGATGAGTATCGAGGGCGGAATTTTAGGTTATGCGCGGATCGTCGGCGATCTGCTGACGGCGACGTTTGGGGCGCCGGGCGGGGAGACCGCGGCAAACCCTTGAATGCCGCAGCGGGAATCGGAGCAGTCGCAGGAGGAGCTTCGAGTGGCTCCTCTGCCGCAGCTGCGATCGAAGAGGCGAGGCGACCGTTTCCGTGGGATGCGGTGATGCATGCCGGCCTCTGCCTGCTGCGGCTTCCGCCGAGGGATTTCTGGGCGCTGACGCCGGTCGAGTTTTTGGCCATGACCGGCGGCATGAGGGGACGTGGCGCAGGTATGGAGAAGGCCGGGTTGGAAGCGCTGATGCGGGCGTTTCCGGACGGGTGAGTCAGGGCGCGGCGACGAAACGGGAGTTCACCATGGAAGACGACAATAGTTTGGCCGGCACTCTGTCCGGTGCGGAGGCACTGACCGGCGTGATGGCGGATCTCGAAGTCCGTTCGCAGCGCTTCGGCGCGGCGCTGACCGGGGCGCTGAGGTCCGCGACGACAGGCGGGCGCGGGCTTGAGGACGTACTCAAGGGGCTCGGCAACCGGCTTTCGGACATCGCGCTGGCCGCTGGCCTCAAACCGCTCGAAAACATGCTGGGCAATGCGATCGGCGGGCTTGTCGGATCGGTGACGCCGTTTGCCGACGGTGGTGTCGTGCGCTCGCCGAGCTTCTTCCCGATGGGCGGCGACATGGGCCTGATGGGCGAGGCGGGGGCGGAAGCGATCCTGCCGCTCAGGCGCGGGCCGGACGGCGCGCTCGGCGTTGCGGCGGCCGGCGGGGCCAGCCCACAGATCGTCTTCAACGTGACGGCGAGCGACGCCGCGAGCTTTCGGAAAAGCGAAGGGCAGATTTCCGCCATGCTGGCGCGCAGTGTTTCGCGCGGACGGCGCGGCCTGTGACGATGTTGCGAGGATGAGATGAGCGGTTTTCACGAGGTTCGGTTCCCGTTGCGCCTGGCGCTCGGGGCAACCGGCGGGCCGGTGCGGCGCACCGATATCGTCAATCTTTCCAACGGGCGCGAGCAGCGTAACCAGCGCTGGCGGGATTCAAGGCGCAGCTATGATGCCGGTTCGGGGGTGAAGTCGCTTACCGATCTTTATGCGGTGCTGGAATTTTTCGAGGCGCGGGGCGGGCAGCTTTACGGCTTCCGGTTCCGCGATCCGGTCGACTGGAAATCCTGCGCGCCGGGCGAGACGGTGTCGGCGGCCGACCAGGCGATCGGCACGGGCGACGGGGAGACCGCAGCCTTCCAGCTCGTCAAAACCTACGCGAATGGCGGTGGCAGCTGGACGAGGCGGATCGCCAAGCCGGTCACAGGCTCGGTCGTAGTGTCGGTGGACGGCGTCGCAGTACCGGCGGAGGTCTGGTCCGTCGAAGCGGCGACGGGGATCGTCACCTTTGCCGCCGGGCATGTTCCGCCGGTCGGTGCCGCGGTGCGAGCGGGTTATGAATTCGACGTGCCGGTGCGGTTCGACACGGACCGGATCGATGTCAACCTCGCGCATTTCGATGCCGGGCATATTCCAACCATTCCGCTGACGGAGGTTTTGGCATGAAAACGGTACCGGCTGGTCTGGCCGAACATCTGGCGCAGGAGACGACGACCACCTGCCATGCATGGCGGGTGACGCGGCGTGACGGGGCGGTGCTGGGATTTACCGAACATGACCACGACCTGGCATTTGACGGCACGACCTTCCTTGCGGCGAGCGGCTTTTCGGCAAGCGAGGCAGAAGCGGCAACGGGGCTTTCGGCGGGTGCCGACGAAGTGGCCGGAGGGTTTTCGAATGCGGCGATCCGCGAGCAGGATCTGGCGACCGGCAGATATGACGGTGCGCGGGTGGAGCTTTTTCTCGTCAACTGGGCGGCGGCGGATCAGCATGTTCTCTTGAACGTGCGGGAGATCGGCGAGGTTTCCCGCGCCGGCGGGCAGTTTCGCGCAGAACTGCGCAGTCTGGCGCATCGGCTGAGCCAGCCGCAAGGACGCGTCTATAACCGGCGCTGTGATGCGAGCCTCGGGGATGCACGCTGTGGCCTAGACCTCGATCTGTGGCGGGGCGAGGGGGCGGTGATCGCGGTGAAGGATGCCAGCCGGATTGTCGTCTCGGGCCTCGGCGGTTTCGCGAGCGATTTCTTTCGGCAGGGCGTGCTGACGTTTGCGGGCGGCGTGGCGGTCGATGTCGACGCGCATGAAAAGAGCGCGGACGGTTCGGTGGAGCTGACTTTCTGGTTGCCGCTGGAGGAGCCGGTTGCGGCAGGCGACACGTTCACGGTGACCGCGGGTTGCGACAAGTCCTTTGCAACCTGCAAGAGGCGCTTTGCGAACCATCTGAATTTTCGCGGGTTTCCCCATGTCCCGGGCGCCGATTTCGCCTATTCCTATGCCGACGGGGAGCGGGTTCATGACGGCGGCCCGATCTTCCAATGAGCGGGCAAAGCGAGCGGGTCGTGGCGCTGGCCGAGGGATGGATCGGCACGCCCTATCGGCATCAGGGCGCAACGAAGGGCGTCGGCTGCGATTGCATCGGGCTCATCCGCGGGATCTGGCGCGAGCTTTACGGCGAGGAGCCGGAGACGGTGCCGGCCTATGCGCCCGATTGGGCGGAGCGGAGCGGTGAAGACCGGCTCGCGGACGCGGCCTTGCGGCTGTTCGGCCCGGCCGTGCCGCTGACTGAGGCGGAGCAGGGAGATGTCCTGCTGTTTCGCTGGCGGCCGGACTGTCCGGCGAAACACGCCGGAGTATTGGTCGGGCCGCAGCATTTCATCCATGCCTATGAGCAATCGGCCGTGACGCGTTCGGCGCTGGTACCATCGTGGCGGCGACGGGTTGCGGGGGTGCACCGGTTCCCACATGTCATTCACAACCCTCCACTCCTCCAAGTAGAAAAATCAACTAAAAATTGCATTACCGCGTAGCTGGTTGCATTTTTGATGGCATGGTCTATATTGGTGGAGTGATGAGCGAGGCGGTAACCTCGCCCATCGTTTTACTATCTAGCGAATATGACCCGGACAGCTATTGACCAGCCTGTCCGGGTTTTCTTCACCATCAGCGTGACGCTAAAAGGCCGTGGCCCCATAACATCCCCTCCGTGATTGAGAACTAAGGCATCTGCCCACGTCGGCGGAGACATGCAATCATAGGGAGCGAAAAGTAGCTATTTCCCGTGACTGCAGTGTATGAGGTTGTACCATGGCTACTATCCTTTTCCAGGCGGCGGGTGCGGCGCTCGGCAGCGTGTTCGGTCCGGTTGGGGCGATCCTCGGGCGGGCGGCGGGGGCGCTGGCCGGCAGCATGGTCGATCGGGCGCTGATCGGCGGCAGCGGCACGACCATCTCCGGGCCTCGTCTTGCGACTGCGCGCATCCCGGGTGCTGACGAGGGTACGGCGATCAACCGCATCTATGGGACGGCGCGGATCGGCGGCACGCTGATCTGGGCGACGCGTTTCGAGGAGGAGGTGACGCGCGAGCGCTCCGGCGGCAAGGCGACCAGCGGACCGCGGGTGGAGACGTTTCGCTATTTCGCAAACCTCGCGGTCGGGCTCTGCGAGGGGCCGATCGCTGGCGTGCGGCGGGTCTGGGCCGATGGACGTGCGCTCGATCTGACGGCGATCGAGATGCGGGTCTATCATGGCGACGGGGAGCAATTGCCCGATCCGCTGATCGAGGCGAAGCAGGGCGAGGGCAATGCGCCGGCCTATCGCGGACTGGCCTACGTCGTGTTCGAGCGTCTGCCGCTCGACAGCTTCGGCAATCGCATCCCGCTCCTGCAGTTCGAGGTGCTGCGGCCGGTGGGCAGGCTCGAACATCAGATACGCGCCGTGACGGTCACTCCGGGCGCGACCGAACATGGTTATGCGACTGTGCCGGTGACGGAGAAGACCGGCGAGGGTAGCGCGCGCATTCTCAATCGTCACACGCGGGCATCCGGAACCGACTGGCAGGCGTCGCTCGACGAGCTGCAGGCGCTCTGCCCGAACCTCGAGCGGGTGGCGCTGGTGGTCTCCTGGTTCGGGACGGATCTCAGGGCAGGGCATTGCCGGATCGTGCCGGGTGTCGAAGTACCCGAGCGGTGGGAGGAAAGCACGCAGTGGTCCGTGGCCGGGATTTCGCGCGGCGGCGCGCATCTGGTGAGCCAGATCAGCGGGCCGGCTTTCGGCGGCACACCGAGCGATGCGAGCGTGGCGCAGGCAATCGCCGACCTTAGGTCGCGTGGGCTGAAGGTCTATCTCTATCCGTTCGTGATGATGGATATCCCGCCCGGCAATGGCCGGCCGGACCCCTATGGCGGAGCGGAGCAGGCGGCCTTTCCCTGGCGCGGGCGGATCACCTGTTTCCCATTGTCGGCGGATAGGACTGCGGCTGCGCGGGCGCAGGTGCAGGCTTTCAGCGCGGGTTCCGAGGGATATCGGCGCATGGTGCTGCATTATGCCGGCCTGGCGGCAGCCGCGGGCGGGGTCGACGGTTTCATCCTCGGCTCGGAGCTGCGCGGGCTGACGCAATTGCGCGACGAGACGGGCACCTTTCCTTTCGTGCAGGACCTGGTTCGGCTTGCGGCGAATGTGCGGGCGATCGTCGGGCCGGGGACAAAGCTCACCTACGGCGCCGACTGGAGCGAATATTTCGGATATCATCCGCAGGACGGTTCGGGCGAGGTGCATTTCCACCTCGATCCGCTCTGGGCTTCGGCGAATATCGATGCGGTCGGGATCGACAACTACATGCCGCTCGGCGATTGGCGCGACGAAGATCTTGTCGTGGACAATCCAGATGGTTTTCGTCTTGCGGATGATGCCCAAGCGATGGCGGCGCAGATCACCGCCGGCGAGGGTTTCGACTGGTATTATGCGAGCGATGCGGACCGGCGGAACCGGGTGCGGTCGCCAATTTCGGATGGGCTGGCGGGCAAGCCGTGGGTCTATCGTTACAAGGATCTCCTGGGATGGTGGTCGAACGACCATCATGACCGTGTGGGCGGTGCCGAGACTGCAATGCCCACGGCCTGGGTGCCCGGCATGAAGCCGATCTGGTTTACCGAACTCGGCTGCCCGGCGGTCGACAAGGGCGCCAATCAGCCGAATGTCTTTACCGACCCGAAATCGGCCGAAAGCGCTCTGCCCTATTTTTCGAGCGGCGGGCGGTCGGACAGCATGCAGCGGCGGTTCCTGGAAGCGCATCATGGCTGGTGGCAGGGCCATGCGACGCCGGCCGGCATGGTCGATCGGGACCACGTCTTTGTCTGGACCTGGGATGCCCGGCCTGTTCCAGCGTTTCCCGGCGATCTTTCGGCCTGGAGCGATGGCGGCAACTGGCGCACGGGCCATTGGCTCAATGGCCGGCTGGGAGGAACTACGCTTGCCGATGCGATCGCCGCGATCCTGATCGAACATGGTTTTGAAGATTTCGACGTTTCGGAAGTGAGCGGCGACCTGACTGGTTACGTGCAGGGCGAGGTGACCTCCGCGAGGGCGCTTCTGGAGCCGTTGCTCGATGTCTTTCAGGTGGATGTCGCCGAAGACGGCGGCAGGCTGCGCTTCAGGTCGCGGCTGACGGCGAGTCTGGCGGCCAAGGAGATCGCCGTCATTGCCGATATCGAGGATGAGCCGCTGTGGTCGGAAAACCGCGGGCATGACAGCGATTTTGCGGCGGAGGCGGTGCTGACCTCCTACAATCCGAGCCTGGACTACGAACAGGCGGGTGTGCGATCGCGGCGGGCGCGGGCGGAAAGCCAGCGCATCCTGAGCTACGACCTGCCGGCCGTGCTGCCGGAGGAAACGTCGCTCGGTGCGGTCGAGACGCTACTGCGCACGCACAGGGTCGCGAGGCGGTCGTTGAGTTTTGCGCTTTCGCCGGCGGATATAGCCGTCGAGCCCGGCGATGCGGTGCGGCTGGCTCTGCCGGATGCCGCTGGCCCGGAAGGAACGTTCATCGTCGAACGGATCGAAGAGGGCGTGGCGCGGCGGATCGAGGCGCGGCACCATGCGCCGCTCGCGCCGCTGAATTATGCTCTCGGCGAGGGGCACAGGAATGGCGGCAGCGCCGTCTCCGACGCATTTGCTCCAGTACTGCACTTCCTCGATCTGCCGCGGTTTGCGCCCGGCGAGGCAGCGAGCTTCGCCCGCGTAGCGGGTTTCTGCCGGCCGTGGCGACGGATGGCACTATCCTCCTCCGTGACGACGGAAGGGTATCGCACGCGCTCAGTGCTCGACCGGCCGGCAAGGGTCGGCGTTCTGGCGGCGCCGCTTTCGGGCGGCGTGATCGGGCGCTTCGATCGTGGTCCGACCATGGAGATCGAACTGTTTTTCGGCGGGTTATCGTCGGCGGACGAGCAGGCGGTGCTGAATGGCGAAAACCGTATTGCCGTGAAAGCGCAGAACGGCGCCTGGGAAGTGGTCGGATTTGCCGCAGTCGAAGAGACCAGCCCGAATCGCTGGGCGCTGTCGAACCTGTTGCGCGGGCTGGCGGGTACCGAGGATGCCATGTTGGCGGGCGCCGCGGCGGGTGCAGCCGTCGTCGTGCTCGACGAAGCCGCTGTGCCGCTGGGACTGTCGGCGGAGGAGCGTGGCCTGGCCATGAACTGGCTGGCGGAAAGCCTGGGGCAGGCGGGCGGACGTTCCGGCCCGCATGGATTTGCGGGAGGCATGCGCGCCGAGGCGCCGCTTTCGCCGGTCCATATCCGCGGCGAGCGGCAGGTCGGCGGCGATGCCCGGTTGACCTGGGTGAGGCGTGGCCGGGTCGAGGCGGACAATTGGGACGGGATAGAGATCCCTCTGGATGAGCCGGAGGAGCGCTACCGGCTCGAGGTCCTGGACGGTGCCATCGTCAGGCGCTCGGTCGAGGTGACGGAACCCGCTTTCAACTATCCGGCGGGCGACGAGATTGCCGATTTCGGCGGTATCCAATCGAGCCTTTCGTTGCGGGTCCGGCAGATGGGCCGGGCGGTCCCGCTCGGCGTCCCCGCCGAGGCGGTCGTTGTATTCTAGGTTGAAACAAGGAGATGAAGCATGGATGGCATGAAGGTGTGGTATCAGTCGAAAACGGTCTGGGGCGGGTTGATTGCGGTCGCCGCCTCGCTTCTGCAGGTCACGGGTATTCAGCTCGGAGCAGATGTCCAGGCAGACCTCGCAGAGCTTGCGGTGACGCTGGCCGGGGCTGCCGGCGGGTTTTTCGCGATCTACGGTCGTATCGCGGCCCAGACCGGAATCAGGGGAAAATAGCCCGATGAAGGAAAGCATTACGGACCATTCATTTGCCATTCAGCCGCCTTTGGCTACATAATCCATCACATGCTTTGGACATGAATCCTGTTTGTCTTGTGAGTGGAAATTGTAACCATGGCGCGACTGCCAATCATCGCGATACTGACCGCCGGCCTTGCCGGTTTCGCCGGCTTTTTGCCGGAAAAGGTCGCTGCGCGTGATTATCTCGTCCTTGTCGCAGGCGATTGCGGCTCGGCGGCGTCTCGCGTGGTGCGGGAAACCGGCGGCCAGCTTCTTTCCGCTCAGCCCTCCTCCGATGGCCAGACCTGTGTCGTGACGGTGCTCGTCCAAGGCGATGGCAATCAAAGACCGCGCAAGGTAACCGTCAGGGTTCCGATGTAA